GGAGGATTATGAAAGAGGATACGATGACGATGGACTTCCATTAGGAGAAGCTGATACTTCTGAAATAGATGTTTATGGATATCAGACTAAACATTTTGATATATGTCCAGGGGCTACTAAATTATTCAAAGATATACTAGCAGGAGAATATACCGATGGTATACCTTCTGTCAAAGAGCAGGATAAATTAATTGAACTTGCTAAACTTCATGATGTATTATTTGCAATAGAAAAAGTAGCTTTGAAAGATAGTAATAAAGCAAAACAACATCTTCAGAAAGCAATTAATATAGCTTCAGATATATATGAATTAGGAGCTGAAATTGGCTTAGACAAAGAACACAGAGGAAAAGATTTATATTACATAGAAGACCATTTGAAAAAAATAAATGATGCAGCTAGAGGTGAAGAAACAGATGAAGGTAAGTATAAATCAGACGCTCAAAGAAAAGCAATTTATGCTACTAAAGCAGAAAAAGGAGAGTTAGATGAAAGAGTAGCTGGATTAGATCAATTCATAGCGTTAATTAAAGATAGAGCCGGAGATAGCGATTTCTCTGAAAAAGTTGAAGCTGCAGAAGTAATAGAGAACTTAATGATGCACTACGAATTAGAACCTGGTGATATAAGCGGCAACACCAATGAAGAGGTAATATCAGAATCTGAATTAGATAAAGTTTTAAAAGCTATGGAGTTAGTTAAACAACAAGCTCCGGCTATGAACAAATTAGATAGAAATGATCCTAAAAGAATAGCTTTTATAGAAAAAGTAAAAAAGTTAAATATTAAGAAAAAAGAATTAATGGATAAAGAAGATGATAGAATATCTAATATAGGAAAAGGACAAGAATTAGATGTAGATGAAGATGCAGATTTATACGAAACAAAAAACAATGAAAAAAAGCAAGCTTAAAAGTATTATAGAAGAAGCATACTTCGAAGTTCTTAGAGAGTCTTTATTAGACGAATTAGAAGATGATAACCCTGGATTAAATAAACCAGAGTATAACGTTGGTGATAACGATCACAGCGTATCAGATGATAATATAAGACCTCTAATTCAGCAAAACGAAGCTGAAGAACCAGAACCAGAAGAAGAGCCTGATATGGATGCACCTAAAGATACAGTTCTTGAAGATGCTACAGATAAAATATTAGGTAAGTTTCCTACAGTAAAAGCTGCTTTAATTAAACTTCATACAGAAGATTTTAAAGAATTTATAGATAGTATTGATTGGGTATCTCCAAGACCGTCTTCATTTAGAATCAATCTTAAAAATGGTCAAGATTATACTTTGAAATGGATGGGAGAAGGATTCCAAGCAACTATCATGGGTAAAAGATACTACCTTAATAATATATCCGAATATCAACAAGCATTAGATAAATTAGAAGTACTTTACAGAGAGGCTCCAATGGGGTCTGGAGGTGAAGAAGAGAGCGGAGAAGGAGGAGACTTTGGCGCTGACACCGGTGGCGGTGGTGGAGGCGGAGGAGACTTCCCCGGAGGAGATGACGCTGGAGGAGGAGCAGATGATGCAGCAGCAGATGATGCTGGTGCTGATGTAGCTGATGATGAAGGAGGAGCTGATTTATCTGGTGAGCCTGTTGACTTCGAAGCAGGAGAAGAACCAGAAGCATAATGAACTTAATAGATAAATTATATACAGAATGGGCTTGGAGATCTAAAACAGGTACTCCGTCTATGGGGAATCCTGAAGATAAAGCTATATTAGATACATTAATTGAAGAATTAACCGGTAAAGAACTCATACAAGAAGAATCTAATCAATACGATGAGGTTATTAAAGATGCCTTTGGAGGAAAAATACCTGAAGTATTTGGTCAATATACAGTTCCAGCAGGATCTGGAACTATTAAAGTAAACAGAAGAGACTTAGAAGCTTACAAAAGAATCTTCAAATTATCACCAGATCAATCAGTAGGTCCTGGAGAACTAGCCATATATTGGTTATATCAACACCAAAAAACCCCTATTACTACCTCAGATACTAGAGGAGGAGATGATCCCGACTTAAGAATAGGAGATAAAAAAGTAGAAGTTAAAGCCTACGGTAAACATACAGGTAAAATAAAATTAGGCAAATTTGCAAGCCAAAAAGCAAATATTAGACTTTTAAGTATAGTTTTTGGTTTTCATTCACTATACAAAATTCTTAATTTAGAAAGTTCTAAAAAAGCAATTACTCCTACAAACTTTAGACCCGTAGAACTTGAAACAGCTTTCCAAGATATTTTTAAAGTAAAAGATTCAGGAATTTTATCTCAAGAAGCAGAAAAATTTGAAATAATAAGAAACATAAAAGAAAAATTAGAGTTATTAGATTCTGAATTACAGAACCCTGTAGATCCTTCAGATGCTGCAAAAGCCGTATTATCTAGGCTAGTAATGAGTAAATTTAAAACAAAACCTGGAGATGAAGGGTATATCGCTAGTGCAATAATAGAAGGAGAAATACATTTCTTCTATATTGATTTTGATAAACTAAGACAAGCTAACTTATTAGAGTTAGTTGAAATCAAAGGTAGCGAGATTGCAGTAGATTTTAAGTCTATTTTCGGATAGTTATGGCACAAAACATAAAAAAGATAATTGCACAAGAATATCTTAAATGTGCAAAAGATCCTATCTACTTCATGAAAAAGTACTGTTATATACAGCACCCTACTCGTGGACGTATATTATTTGCTTTATACCCTTTTCAGGAAAAAGTACTACAGCATTTTAAAGACCAGCAATATATTATTACTCTTAAGTCTAGACAGTTAGGTATATCAACTTTATCAGCTGCATATAGTCTATGGTTAATGATATTTCATAAAGATAAAAACATATTAGCTCTAGCGACTACTCAATCTACTGCACGTAACCTTGTAACTAAGGTTATCTTTATGTATGACCAGTTACCTAAATGGTTAAGATTAAAATCAGTAGAAAAAAACAAATTATCTCTAAGATTGAAAAATGGTTCAAGAATAGCAGCTAAGTCATCCAATTCAGATGCTGCAAGATCGGAAGCGGTATCATTACTGTTGATTGATGAGGCAGCTTTTATAGATAATATTGACGAAACATTTACTGCAGCACAACAAACCTTAGCTACCGGTGGACAATGTTTAGCTTTATCAACTCCTAACGGTATTGGTAACTGGTTTCATTTAACTTGGGAAAAAGCTGAAACTGGAGAAAATAGTTTTTTACCTATTAGACTACCATGGACGGTACATCCAGAACGAAATCAAGAATGGAGAGATCAGCAAGATGCTGACTTAGGTCCTCGTATGGCTGGTCAAGAATGTGACTGTGACTTCTTAAGCTCTGGTGATACTGTATTTGAACCAGAAGATATGTTGTATTATGAAAAGACATATGAAAAAGACCCTATGGAAAGAAGAGGAGTTGACAGTAATTTATGGATATGGGAAGGTGTAGATTACTCTAAGTCATATATGGTCGTAGCCGACGTTGCAAGAGGAGACGCTACTGACTATTCTGCTTTTCATATATTCGACTTAGAAAGCTGCACACAAGTAGGAGAATATAAAGGTAAGATTAGACCTAAAGATTTTGGAAACATACTTGTAGGTATAGCATCAGAATATAACGATGCATTATTAGTGGTAGAAAACGCTAATATAGGATGGGCTACTATAGAGCAAGTAATGGAGAGAGAATATAAAAATCTATATTATAGCCCGACTAATAACTTAGATACAGTAGAATCATACATGCATAAGTTTGAAAGAGATAAATTAGTTCCTGGCTTTACTATGTCATCTAGAACTAGACCTTTAGTTGTTGCTAAGATGATTGAGTATATAAGAGATAAAGGAGTAACGATTCAATCTAAAAGACTTTTAGGAGAGATGAGAGTTTTTATATGGAAAAATGGAAAAGCTCAAGCTCAAGATAGATATAACGATGATTTAGTAATGGCATTTGCAACAGCATTATATGTAAGAGATACTGCTTTAAGACTAAGACAGCAAGGTATGGACCTAGCTAGAGCTCAATTATCTTCATTCTCAAACCTTAACTCTAAGAACCAAGCTGTAATTAAAGTTGGAAATAAGCCAGAAAATCCTTATCTTATAAAGACGCCTAGTGGTCAAGAAGATATCACCTGGCTGTTAAAATAGACTATTTATTAAAAACGTACATTAATGGCGGATAGATCCTTATTTGGTAGACTACGAAGATTGTTTTCTAACGATATAGTTGTTAGAAACGTAGGTGGTAGAGAATTAAAGATTGCTGACGTAAATCAAATTCAAACTACCGGTAGATACCAAACTAACTCACTTATTGATAGATTTAGTAGATTATATATCTACAATAATAAAAATATATTTAATCCTAATCTTAACTACCAAACGTTAAGAATACAGTTATATTCTGATTATGAAGCTATGGATACTGACCCATTAATTGCTTCTACATTAGATATTATAGCAGATGAAGCTACAGTTAAGAATGATCAAGGAGAGATACTTCAAATCCAATCATCTGACGAAAATATTCAAAGAGTACTTTATAACTTATTTTACGATATTTTAAATATTGAATTTAACTTATGGTCTTGGAC